GCTGGAATAGCAGTAAACACACCGCTATCAAACTCATCAGTAGCCACATCAGGATCAATCATGTTATACAAACCAGTGTTATAACCGTTGACACCATCGCCCAACGTCATATACACGCCACGAGAATCAACATCGGTAGAACGCCAAAACATCATCGACGTAATCTTCAAACTGTATTTCGTCCAAGCACCAGTCTTACCGATAGCAGGATCATACATAAAACACATATGATCCTCATTATTCAACGCCAACGAAACCAGCAACTGTGAACCAGACCAAACAACATAAGTGTTCGTATACCAGTCATTCAAATCAACAATCTTCTTCTCATTCACCACACCAGAAATACGTTCACCAACAGGCACAACACCACGCCCATTGAACGCATACACATTCCCATCATTCGACCACCAATAGCACACACCCGAATTAGAATCCACAGCATAATGAGAAGGAGTGCCAGCAACAGTAGACAACTGTTGCACAACAAACGTGCTACGATCATACCCGTAAATCGCAAACACACCCTTACGTTTGAACACCAACAACATGTCCTGAAACGACACTAGCGCAGTAATCGGATTACCCTCACCCTCAGGGAAAATATCGAAATAATCTGCGTCAGCAAAATCCTCAGGCTGCAACGGGTGCGAAAAACGCACCCGACTAGGAAACCTAGTGCCACCCTCCGTAGTATCAGCCCACCACATGTGACCCGAATGGTTAGCAACATGACGGGCCAACGGGGCATTACCACCCGTAGGCAGCGTATAGTTATTGTTCGCCGTATTTGTCAACACCGACAACGAATGCGTTCCAACCTGATATTTGACCATCTTCAACACATTAGAAGTAGAATCAACCCAATCAGCAAAATAGATATGCTCCTTCCAAAGAGCATGATTAGGACGGGCAGAAAACATAGAAGCCTCCGTAGTCGTAGACGTACTACGATACGGAGCACTAGAACCATCCCATTCCCACACACGGCCCTGCCCAGTCAAACCAAACATGTATTCGGTCGAACCATTGAACGCAGAACCACAAACAATCACACCAGAATCCGTACTAGGTGACCAATACAACTCGTCAGAATATGCGACACCAGGGCGGGAAGAAAACCCGCCCCTAGCATTGAACACAACATCCTGACAATCAGGAGATTCGTTCGGCAACAACGACTTACGAGCAGATTTATTATTCAAACCGCCCGTAAAATCGTTAAAATACTGTACCTTCGGAAAAGCCCTCATTCAAGCATCCCCCGCACATAACGAGAAAACGACGGCTGCTTATAGTTCTGACCACCCATCACATGAGGGCGGGCACCAATATCCCTGATCGACTCATTCTTCACAAACCTGTCAACCATTTTCTCAAACTCGCCCAAATACACACCAGCCAACTGGGTGTCCTCCTGCGACAGAAAATAGGATGACAACATGTACCAAGCAATCGCCTCATGCAACGCATCAGGCAGATCAGGCATATCACCAACACCCGCAGGCCAACTAGCAGGCTTGCGGATACCACGAACCGTATATGTCTTACCAGACGTAGACGGCTTCGGATACAGAATCAGCGTACCATCCCGAACCGTATATGCGGTAGCAACCTCAGAAGTCATACCAACAGGCGCACCAAACGCCAAATCGGCATCCGATTCAGTCATATAAATCAGACGACGACCAAGATTCTGTGTATCAACAACCGCAGTAACCTTATCCAAATCAGAAGTTGAAAACCCAACAAAATCATACTCGGCCTGACCAGCAACCGTAGTCAACGTATACACAACCTGAAGTTGTGGAAAGTTCATACGAGCATGAATATCGTTATACGCAATACGGGCGTACACATCCAACGACGAATCAGGAGCATCCGAAATGTCAGCATCAGCATGATTGCGAACAAAAGTTCGCAAATCACCAAGAGTCATACCCATATCAGGCTCCCTTCTTCGGCCTACCCTTAGCCTTCACACCAGTCACCTCAGCAACCGAATCCTGATATTCTGCCGCCCACTCAAAATCGGCATCTGAAGAATACGGAACCGCATCGCCAAACGCAGACTCCACAGAACTGTCATGCACTGGACGAATATCAAACCCAGCAGCCATAGCAGCAGCATCAAACGAAACATGCCCAGCATCCCGAACAGCAGCCTGCTGACCCTGAAACGAATCAAACGAAACCGCACCCTTCCAAGTAACCGTCAAATCAGCCATCAGTGCCAATCCTTCGCATTCGGCACAGCCCACACCAAACCCGACACGAGCAGCGCATCAACAACCACCTCAACAGCAGCCACATCGACATGAACAAAACGACCAGCAGCCGTGACAACAGCAACAGCAATCGCAGCGGCGATAGCCTTACGAATCTTTGCGACAGCAAACCGAACATCCATAACATCCTCCATAAAGCAGTGATGGGAGGGAAGGATAAACCCTCCCTCCCATCTCAGCCTAAACCGTCCCTAAGGTCAGGGAGTCCAGATCGCACGGCCAAGGTAACGACGGCCATTCGTACCGAACGCACCATAGCAGGTGATCAGACCGTACTTGGCGTCACGGTCATAAGGCTCCACAAAGCCACGGAACTTCATCCAGTTACCCGACAGCACAGCCAACTTCACGTGGCGGCTGTTCAGGAAGTACCACTTCGTGGACGGCATCAAATCGCTCCACACAACCTTCGACCCACGGTGCAGCAGGTTCGTGAAACCAGCCTCCGCAGTCTTAGCATCAGTGAAACGCTGGTTCGGCTGCAACTTACCCTCATAGGTCTCCCACAGCGTCTGCGTGGTGATCTGGAAGTCACAAGCGTCACCACCATACGACACCGTGTTATACGCCTTGCTGTGCAGAGCAAGGCTATAGGTTGCGGTAGTCGGGATGTAGCCGTTCCAGTAGGTGTTGGTGCTGGAGTCGATGCCACCAACGGTGCCAGTCGATTCGACCAGCGACGGCAGACCGCCCCAAGCCTTACCCGACGACTCGGTGCCATCATACTGAAGGAACGCAGTCTCAAACTGCTCAGCAGCAGTCATCTCAGCGTTCTCCACCTTCGTCTGAAGCAACTTGATGACCGCACGGTCACCGCTGTTCTTCGCTTCCTCCATACCCGACATCGGGATGAAGATCGCAGCCTGCTTCCAGTTGTACTCGGCAGCAGTGACCAGTTCCTCACCGTGAACGGGAGTCAGGGCATCGTAGCCACTGTAGTACTGAAACGAACTGTTGGCAGCGTACTGGAGCGGAAACACAGCAGACGAACCGCCCTGCGAATCCAACTTAGCAGTAGACTTCAACCAGTCCAGCGCAGCCGACCGCTTGAAAATGTTATCAACAGCCTTACCACCCTCAGTGAAATACTTCTTCAGGGTAGTTGCAACAATGTTGTCAAAATTCGGATTACTCATTTTATGTCCCCTTTAGGATCGTGTCTTTTCGACTTCGTATGCAAAGATATCCTCAAAAGAATCCAACGACTTCCAAGAATCATCCGACTCTGCCGCCTTAGAAGAAGCAACCTTAGCCACCTTCTTAGAAGCAGACTTAGCAGCATCACGCTTCTTCGCTGCTTCCTCCGCCTTACGACGGGCAGCAGCCTGAGCGGCAGTATCGGATTCCATCTGATCAGCCTTCCACAACTTGTACGCCTTCTCCATTGACAAACCAGTCTCAATAGCGATAGGCAACACCTGCTGCGGATCAAAATCAGCATACTTGTTAGTCATCATATTCAATTCGGATTGAACCTCAGCGTTTACACGTTCCTGCTCGGTGCGAAACGACATACGCTTCAACTCTGCAAGTTCTTGCTGGGTACGCTTCAGTTCAGATACAATCGGCTTGAAATCGTCATCCATATCCTCATAAGGATCGTTCTGCTCCAGCAGCCCAAACTGTTCCTGAAGCGCACGAATCGAACCAGCAGGATCGGTGCGAAAAGCGTTTTGCATTTCACGCGCCCACCTGATCACATCCGAATCCGCAGCAATCTGCTGCGTCTTACGAGTATAATCAGCCTGACGCATGTAGCCGTTTCTCAGTTCAGCCAACGGAACCTCAAAGGTTTCCCCGTTCACCGTAACAGAAACAGCCTTATCTTTGATGGAATCGAAATCGAACTGATCTTCGGGTGCATCATCCTCAACGTCGGCCTCAACGTCCTCAGATTCAATGTCCGTATCATCGGTTTCGCTATCATCATCCTCCACCAGATTGGTGTCGGAAACCTCGGTATCGCCAGTATGAACAGTAGCGTTCTTACCAAACGATTCCTCAACCTGTTCGATGCTGTCACCTCCGTCGGAGATGGTTTCATCGAACATGGTCATCAGATCATCACTCATTTGTTCTCCTTAGAATCCCCTAATGGGGGTGTTCTATTAGTTGATTTAGAAAGTTTTATTAGTTGATTCAGAAATCAGTAAGCCATCGGCTTCTTCATAGAAGCCTTCTTGGCAACAGCCTTCTTAGCAACAGGCTTCACAGCACCCATCTGCTTCTTTGCCATCTGCTTACGAGGAATACGCTTTGCTGCCATAAAAATCACCACTTTACCTTATCAGCCCAATAGGCTGCCGACATGTTACCCTTAGCAATATTCTTAGCATGACGAGCCTTGAACGACTCACGCCGCTTCCGATAACTCGCAGATTCGCCAGCCTTCTTCGGAGAACCAGAAACACCCTGCTGACCAAACCGAATCAACTTCACCGCAGAACCCTTCTTCGCCAACACAGCATGAGACTTCTTCGGATGACTCGGAGTACGCTTCGGCTTGTTATAGCCAGCAAAAGTTTCCTTACCCCGCTTGATACTCACTTCTTCTTGCCAACCTTCTTCACACCCGAAATCTTCAACAACCTCGGATTAGCCCGCTTAGCGGCAGGGGACGCCTTGCGTGCCCCCGCCGCCAAAATGGCTCCAGCACGATCCATAGAAATACCCTGCTTACGGGCAATCTCCTTCTGAACCGCATGGAAACCACGGTGAGCCTTCTTAGCAGCCATAATCAGCCGATAAACCACTCGGTAGCAGCAATCTTCACACACAACTTCGTAGCACCCTGAGCAACCGTAGCCGTACCCGTCAGCGTATCCGAACCAGTCTTAGCAACCGTCACCGTACCAGCACCCTTCGTGCACACACGGAACGACGAACCAATCGGGAACACCTTACCAGCAGTCGCAGTGGACTCAGGAATTGTGAACGTCACCGACGAACCATTGTTCGACACAATAACGGCACCAATGTCACTCGCACTAATGGTGCGGGCAGTGGTGGTGTCAGTATTGACGGTACGGAACTTGTTGTCGAAACGCTCATCGACCTGACCAGTGGTGGACTCAGCAATAGTAGCCATAGTTTTCTCCTAAAAAATTATGTTGCAGAAATGCAACAACCTATAAATATAACAATAACCGTAACAATCAGCCCATCGGAGGTTGCTGGCCTGCGGCCAACGCAGCCATCATCTCAGGAGGCAACTGTCCCTGCATATCCTGAGGGGCACCCATCATCATATCCTGAGGCGGCATACCCTGCTCAGGAGGCATAGCCCCCTGAGGCGGCATGCCCTGTGGCCCCGCAGGAGCCTCAGGCTGCGGCGGGGGCTGCTGCATAATAAACGCAGACGTATCCTGAATGCCGAAACCGTTACGCAACACATGCTCAGCCAACTTTGCAGGATCGACAACGCCAGCCGAAATGAACGGTGCCATCGCATCCAACAACTGCATAGCCGACTGGCGACGGAACGACTCGTTCTGAGGCTGAGTAGACCCAGCCTCAACACTGAAATCGAACTCGCCTTCAACATCATCCTTAGTGTACGGAACCCAATCAGTCTGACCGTCCGAAGAAACAATCTTCGCAACCTGTTCGGTCGAAAGAAACTCTTGTGCCAACTGGACACAACGCTGAGCAATCTCCGAAATACCACGCTCAATCGTAGCCAACTTGTCAGCCGACCGAGCATTCGACATGTCCTGAATCATCGACGCTTCAGTAGCAGTACGACGAATCTCGGAAGCAGAACCACGCTGATATTCGGTCACTGCCGAAGTACGATCCATGTCATCCAAAATCATGGCGGTCTGCGAATAAAACTCGGGCGGCAACGCAGTCGTACCAATCGGAGCAATAATGTCACCAAACGGTGAATCCGAATCAATCGGAATCATCGCATTATCATCCGATGATAGCAAAGCAGCCAAACCGTCAGGCCCAATCTCATCAGGCTTATACATGTACATGCGACGATACCGCTTACGGTCATTGATCATCTGAGTACGGGTCAACGCCAGTTCGATCTGCAACGGAACAATCGACTCTAGATCACCCATTGGATACAACTTTTCAGGAATCATATGATTCATAATGAACACAAACGGATGACCAAACGGATACGGAAACTCGGTCGGAGGAATCAAGAACTCGTCACAACCTTCAGCAAACGTACACATCGTTTCCTCTAGAAGATCATAATATTCCCATACCACCACAAAATCGGCGTCACGGCCACGTTCCTCACCAGAGAACGTCAAATCATAATCCTTCTTTGCCTGCGACATAGCAGTACCACGCAACTTCTTGCGTGCCTTCTTCGCATACACCTCATTCTCCACCGCTTCTTCCAACGGCATATAGATGCGCTGGGCAATCCACCTAGCGTTCTTCAAACGGGTGGCATCAGGATCAACATACACATCGAACGGCGACACACGTTCAACACAAGGATGATCCTCAGAAGCAACCATTTTCGTGGTAGGCACTGATGCGATAATCTCATCCTCGGTAGGGAATGAAACGCCCTCAGGGGCGTTCATCTTTGACTGCTCAACCTGAAGCAGCATGTCCTGAACATTCTGAATCCACTCGTCACGAGGCACATCCACTTCTTCTTCTTCAAGAATCCAAGTGACCTTCGCAATACCATGACCCAAAACAACAAAATCCTTCACCAACATCTTGACTTCCTCTTGGAAATCATAATGCTGCCAATAATAGTTCGACACAGCCTCAACAATACGGGCATTCATGCCGTCCTCAGGACGGCGAGCCGACACCGTGATCTTCGGATAGTTCACCATAACCGAAGGAACAATCACGTTCGCAGTAGAAAACATCATATTCGGGGCAACAATGTCATCATAGCCTGAAAGTTCATCATATTCGTACTGGTTAGCGTACAACTTGATGATTTTCGCCCACTTTTCATCAAAACCAGCGTTCTTACGCCACTTCATCGCATCATTCACACGACGATAACAGCCCTGAACAGTGTACTCATGCGTATTTTCGACCGTTTCACGATCAGAAACAGGCTTCACCATCGGTTCCTGCGAGTTTTGCATCATCAAACCACCTTCTCTGCGGGCTTACCACCAAAAGCACCATTCTTTTTGGATACTTCACCAATTTTCTTCAACGAACCCGCCGAAGCACCATTCCAACCCTTACCAGTTTCCGCAGGAACAGGATCAAAACCTGCCGCCCGAGCCTCAGCCAACGCCTTACGGGCACGCTCACCCTCAGTAGCCTCATGGAAATACGACTTCCCACCCTGAAACGAAACCCTAAGGGACTTTGAACGGCAACGAAAACACCAATCAGGAGTAGAACACTCCTGATTGAACCGATCCTCATCCCAATCTTGATTACAAGCAGCACAAATCATCAATAATCCCCTTGAAACGTCACACCATCGGTGTCAACTTCGACCCATCTTTACCCTTAGAATCCAACTTCTTCTCATACCAAGCAAACGAACCCTTGACCCTAGCAGGATCACCCTCAGAAACATGACGCTCAGTCCGAGCAAACTTCAAACCCTGCACAGCAATACCCAACGACATAACACAGTCATCATGCGGAGAACCCGACATACGCCCATTAGCGGCCCTAGTGAACGTCCGCAACTCACTAAGGGTCTTGGAATGCGGGATGTTTTCCACATCACGCAACCAAGCCCCCAACTCGTCCACCAACAACGGCTTCGACGTATGCGTCGTCAACCAGCCCATTGACTCCATCGCACGATTCACACGCTTCGTGAACGTCCGACGACGATACAACCACTTATACTTCGACCGTTGCAAAGCACGCAACACCGTCAAACCATGATTGTTCACCTCAGGAACAATCAGCGCATTCCGATAAAACCAGCCAATAGCAGGCAACACCGACTCACCAAACACATCAGGATCAATACGCCCATACCAGACCGCCACAGGACGACCCGTATTCACACATAACACCCAAGCCACCGTCGCATCACCATGCTCCAAACCCTCAGCAATATCGGCCCCAACCACATACGTCCACCTGTCGATATCGTTCGGAGCCTCAAACACGATAAACGGCCCCCCATCCACCAGCGAAACATCACGGGCTTTTGCACCAGAAATCGTGTATTCGATACCGTTCTCTGGACGGAACTGTGCCAACAGTTCCATATCGAACACAGGGTTACCAGAACCAATAAACGCCTCATGCGGATTAGACGGATACTCCTGATGCAACTGCCAAATCTTACCAACCAACTCGGCTTTCTTCGACTCATACCAATCTTGGCTTCTAGAATCAACAGCCGACCACGGGAAAAACACCGAATGAAAACCATTCGACTGCGACTCCGCACCCTGCCACATGTCGTGAAAAAAGTTGCCCTGACCATTCGCCGTAGACAAACCGATAGCACGACCACCCAAGTCGATAGTCGGCTCTACAGAAGCCCACGCTTCCTCAGGATTCGGTAGAAACGCCCACTCGTCCAACACCACAAGAAACAGCGACTCGCCACGAGCAGGATCGTTGCCCGAAGGCAACGACTGGATCACAGACTCGTTATCAAACGTCATCTGCTGACGGGTACGATCTAACACCTGCGGGCCACGCAACCGCACCCACTCAGGCATGCCACGATACCCGTACCGCACCTTCGACAACAACGCCACCGACTCACGCTCAGTCCTAGAAAGCAGCACAATATGACGGTCGCCCCAGCCGAACGCACACCACAACACAAACGCACCCACCAACGTCGAAAACCCAATCTGACGAGCCTTCAGACAAATATTTTTACGATACTTGATCCAATCCCAAGCCACCTGCGACTGGGCCTCACGCAACTTCAAAGGTACACGCCCAACACCAGGAAACTTTACAGTCAGATTATCCTCACAAAACCTGACAAACCCCTCGTGAAGCACCTTCACAATCTCGTCAGGCAACTCTGTTAGCGTCCAATCAGCCTGAATTTCAGGAAACCACACACGCCAAGCAATCTCCTGCTCAATCTCCGTAATTGACCAAGAAACCTTCTGCTTGCGGGCACGCTTGATATCATTCGCAGAACGCTGAACAGAACGCACAGCCGAATTAGGAGAAGCCATCAAACACCACCGTCAGCCGACTGCGAAACATTACGTTTCGCAATCTCAATAGCCACAGCCTCAGCCCGCTCAGCCAACGCCAACTCCCGAACACGCTCCAATTCCTCCAACGACAAATCAGCAATCGTGTCCTGCTCCAATTCCTCCACTACCTCCAGCACATCAGCAGAACGACCAAACTGGCCCATCACACCAGTTCCCTTCATCCAAATCTCCGCATACCGAACATCCTTCTTCTCCATCGCCTGCTGAAACACCATATCCAAAATCTGGCGAACACGCTCAGGAGAACCAGCATTCTGCAACGAACAAAAACGAATCGCCTCAATAATCCGAGGATCACGCTCCCACTTCCACACCGCCTGAGTCGAAACACCCAACACCTCACACAACTCAGCCTTCGTCTGAATCTCACGCTCCGCAGGAGGCGTCGCCATCCAAATCACAAACGCCCTCTGACGGGCATTCAACTCACGACGCTTACGCTCCGAAACATCCTTCGTAGGACGACCACGCTCAGCCATAAAAACCCTCCAAACAGTCTACAACAATAAATCGTAAACCGTAACAAACATCAACCATATAAAAACAGACGGGGAGGGGGCGAGCGCAACAGGGGGAGGGGACAAAGCACTGTCCAACACCCTCTCCTAGACACACCGCAACATCTTCAGACACGCCCGAAGCGAAAGCGAAGGGCGTAAGTCGTCACAAACCCACAAATAAAAAAAGGCAGCACATTCGCCACCAAACAAGAAACCATCTGTTCGCCGCAACCTAACGTTGCGGCAAACTAACTATAACACTACAAACATCACCCACCACCGTAACAGCAGGTCAAACCATACACAACCCTGTGAGCAGGCACTTCACAAACACACAAAGACAAAAATTGTACAAATCTTGACCAAACCCACCACACACAGTCACCAAAAACAATAAAACACCACAGAGCGTAAGTACCGAACCACAAGGAATCATAACAACTTTGACCCCCGTGGGGGGCCGTATACCCCTGCCCCTGCCCCTCCCGCTGTCGGGTCGTCGGGTCGGTGGATTGTGTTTACTTGTACTGTGCAACTATTGTGGGCGCAACAATAGACTGATAGTCCAGACCTATAGTCCAGACCATCCTTCCACCGACCGAAATGTTAGGCCAACCTAACAAACGCCGTAAGGCCGACCTAACAATGGGGTCGTTTCTGGGCGTCTGGGCGATCTGTTTGGGTGATGGGTGGGTATCTATATTCGTGATGAAAGTTGGGTTGTTATTCCAATTTGTTTCCTCTAGAGTGTTACTCATAAGGGAACGGAACACGCCGAACCCGCCACCTTGCAAGATTGCAAGGTTTCACAATGAAAGAGGAAACAATGAACGAAATCACTTTCGGAACCGATGACGCTACCCTGTTGGCGAACGTCGATTTCTTGACGGATGCACGGCACACTGTCAAAGCTGCAGGCTCAATGGTCGCCATCCTGAACGGTATCGCACTGATCAGGGACAAGCGATTCGACGACATGGCGGCACTCAAGAAGTACGCTTTTGTGAAGAATGCCACCGACAAGAGCCGTCTCTTGGCAGTGATCGACGCTTTGGCGGATCGCTACCCTGTCGCTACCGCTAAGGGCAAGGCTTTCGACGGGTCGGCGTTGGTCGAAGCAGTGCGGATGTTCGTCGATTCGTTCGGCGGCAAGGCTCTCAGTGGCATCTACACGGCACTGACGAACGACGGCAAGACTGACGACGAAATCGAGCGTGACAAGGCGGAGCGTGCGGAGCGTGCCGAGGAAGAGCGGATCGACCGCTTCAACGTCGAGGATGCTCTGCGCACGGCATGGCTCGCATACTCAAAGCGTGGCGGCGATGCGGCCTCGTTCGTCGAATTGGCGGCGAGCATGGTTGCCTGATTGCAGAATTGCAATCGCCCCGCCGATGGTTCGGCATGGTTCGGTTCGATTCCGAACGGGGCACGGCATCCGATAGGATGCGCAATCAAACAAATTTCGGGGCCGTGGGCCACTATCGCTCATGCCCGAACGTCGGTTTGCAATATTGCAACCAGAAAGAGAGTAAACGGTGAAGCGTAGCGATTTGGTGCACGGTCGGTTGTACCGTCACGATTACGTCAAGGGTGAGCGGCTGGTTCGGGCCGAACAGGATGAGAACGACGGTCGGTGGTTCGGGGCGGTCTATGTGTCGCATGGGGACGGCTGGGATTGGGGTGGTTCGTTGTTCGTCCTGACGGATGATGACGTCGATTCCATGCATCCTGTGACTCTTGGGTAGAGTGTCGCTACCGCCGAACGTGGTTCGGTCTCACTAGGTCGCACCTAGCGGTAGCACGGTTCCCACGGTGGGAATGGCTTGCAAATTTGCAAGCATCACAGAAAGGAACGCATCATGCGTTGCAAGGTTGCACAACTTTCCCCAAAGAACGGCATCGAATGGGAGAACGGTCAGAATCTGGCGGCTTCAT